GCGGGTTAAACGAGATCTCCAGCCGTTTCCCAGACGCGACTCCGAGCAGACGGGTCTTGGCCCGGTCGAAGAGTTCATCGACCGCTGCGTGGATCGCCTTTTGGGCGGCTGGACCAAGTACTGTCGTGCGGGCCACGGTCAGTCCTTCTTTGGCATGTAGTGGTCAACGACATCCAAGATTTCGTCGTTGACTTTCACGGCATCTTTTTCAAGCGCGTTCAGTACATGCTGGACGACCTGACGCTGGTGGTGCAGCAAAAGCCTCTTGCTGGCAGGCAATTGCTGCTCAGACTTGGACATCATCCCGGCGAACTGGTCGACAGTGTTCGTGAGGTCGCCTTGTTGCTCTTGCTGTTGCTGCTGAGCTTGCTGTTGCTGGGCCTGTTGCTGTTGCTGCATCTGCATTTGCTGCTGTTCCATCTGCATTTGCTGCCACTGGAACCAATTCGGGTTGTTGACGAACTGGAATCGGGGGTCCTTGGAGGCTCCTTCGATGCCGAAGAAGAACTCCATGACCTCGCCGACAAGGAAGTACTTGTCGACCACGGCCTGCCACTGGGGATTGAGCAAGAACCGGCCAGCCCAACGACGGCCGATCGGATGCTTCTCGACCTTTTCGAGCACTTCATCCATGGTCATGTGAACGGCCATGTCTTGCTGGAGGCGGGTCGATTCTTTTTCGGCTGTGTCGACGTCGAGCCCGACGAACTTGATTGAGCAGAACTCAGCAAGGTCGGGAGCGAGCAACGGGAGTACGCGGGAGTTCAAGAAGTTCTGGAACTGAGCGATCAGCGGTCTGATGCCAACGTCACGGTGGGCTTCGAGCTTGTACTCGTTGTTGGACTCGCTGAGGGCTTGATTGTTCGTACCGCGACTGAGATGTGCGTAGCCGGGGAGTTCTTCAGGGCTCATCTGATACGCAGACAGAATCACACGAGCGTTCGTGTCACTCAGGTACTGGAATTCCATGTCGCGTGACGAGTTGTCGATAGGGTACCAGTTGATTTCATCGTCAGTGCCGACGCCGAAGATCGGCATGCGCCACGAGTTACCCACCGAGTTGATCGATGCATTGAACTGCTGACGCACGAACGACACTACGTTCTCGTCGACATCGTCAGACTTAATGACGATCATTCCGCGAGCAGCACGGCCCGACTGAAAATAGAGCTTGTTGTGGGTGCCGATATTGATGTGCGTCGTTACGGCCGTGATGACCGTGTCGAGCGGGGTGATCGGGTATCCATCCAGTTCGATGTCGGTGGACGGATAGAAATTGTGGACGAAGCATTCGTCCGAAGTGAAAGCCTGAATCGGGCGACCTTCGACGACCTGAACCCATGAGTACTCGTCAGCGACGTACTTTTCAGGTACGAGCTTCTTGTTCTTCAGCTGAGACAGATAGTGGAGTGCTTGCCTACGAACAGAGTCACCAGCCTCTTTGTATGGGGCGGCGCGGAAGATTGTACCTGCGTCGATTGGACGGAACGAGTGCCACTTGCGGCCGTTCGGAGTGTCGATCCAGATCATTTCTGTCGCGATGCGACCAAAGACTACCGCGTTGCGAGCAGACATGAACAAATACTGCGAAAACGTAATGGCTTCTTGGTCGTCCCAGCCACGAGTTTCACCGCACGTCATGAGCAGCTGTTCGACCTCGGCGATACGCTTCTGAAGCGCTTCCTTTTTGTCGCTCGCAAGACCTTCCGTATACCGCGGCTTGGGTTCGATACGAACGCCGGTCGAGAATCGGTCTGGTTGCGGACGGCCAAACGCAGCGAGTTGGTTGCTGCGAGTGTTGACGATGGCAGCCACGAGGTCGTCCTGAATCGAAATGCGTTTGAGCACTTCGTCTGGCAACAGTCGCATCTTTCTCTTCCACAAAGCGCCGTAGACGTTTTGTGAAAAAGGCTGGGTGTCAAAGGCAAGGCGTTCGATCGAGTCGCCCGGACCGTTGAGTACGTTCAAGACCGACTTGATCAGCGGGTTGGACTCCGCCATGGCTTGTTCGTGGGATTTCAGGTCGGCCTTGCTCAGCGGCTTGGTGGTTTCAGCCACGGCAAAGTACGGGTCAGCAAAAGCCATACTGATCTTGTTGCGCGTAGGCGCAGCGACATCAGGAACGTCGGAGAACTGCTGCAAAATGCTCTGCTGAGCCTTGGTAAGTTTCTTGGCCACGGATTACTCCACGAGGAGAACAGTCACGTCAGACGGTGCCGCCGAACGGTTGTAGACCACAAGAGACCACGTAGGTCCGATGCGGCCATAGAACCCGGGCTTGGTACTGTCACTCGGGTCAAAAGAGTTGGTGCGCTGGAAATCGCCCGTGTCGCCATTCACGCGAACAATGACTTCTTGCGTTGTCTCGATGTACACCATTCGCTTGGCATCCGAAAAGATCGTGACTCCAGCGGCCCCGGGCGTAATACCAGTCTGAGGAGGAAGGGCTGTGGGGCTCGTGAATTGAATGAACAAATCGGTCACAGCCGAGATCACGAACGTCTGCCGTGCAGAAGTGGAAAACCCGGCAGTGATGTCGACACTGTCGCCGATCTGAACGCCAGACGCGGAATAGATCCTGAGTTGGCTGTTCGAAACCGGGGTTACTGTTTCGCCGATGGCTTCGAAGTCTTGCCCGGAAGGACGAATGAGGGTCAGGTTCTGGGTATCCGTCACGCCCAAGACAACCCAGTATCCAGCATTCAGTACTGAAATGACGTTGGCCGAGTCGCCAGTCGTCGTGTGAGGAACGAAAACATGATCGCCAGCCACGACGGAACCGAAAATCGCGCTCGCCGCATTGAGCGTGACGGTCTGGTTCGCATTCACCGTGAAAGTGAGGGCGACGCCGCTGGCAGTAACGCCACGACTGAGACGAAATCCGGGGATGGACCCTCCGGTGTGGGTCATCCGGTAAGTATTGGCGCCGTCGAGACCAAGCAAAGCAAGGCTGAAGGCGGTAGTACCGTCAACGGTCAGGGTCCGAATGCCGCTAAAAATCGAAACGGTCGCACCGGGATCGACCCGATGAGACTCGACCTTCGGGTCGTTGACCGGAACGCCGCTGACATCGCGAGTCCAGTCAACAAAGCGCAGGCGCGGGTTGTTGCTGATCTGCGGATCGCCAAAAGCGAGGATTTTTGTGGTGAAATTGAGAAGGGCTTGCATGGAATCTCCGGGGCGTAGATTATCCGTCCCAAACGAAGCGGTTTTTCTTGATCGTAGAGCCAGAAACCTTGACACCTTCAGTGTTTGTCGACATCTGGCCGGTTTCACGACGAATGATGTCACCCATCCAGTTTTGCTGGCGGCCCGGTGTAGTCGACTGAGGTTGCTGGGCGGTTTGGGCTTCGACGGTGATGGCCGTTTTGGTGTCTTCTTTGATCGCGCCTTTGCTACCGAGCACGTTCATGATGACGTAACGGAGCGCGTCGGCTTCGTCGTCATCAAAAGCTTCGGGCTCTTCAGTAGGCAGACCGGCTGAATCAACGACTAGCTTGTATTTCTTGAGGTTCTTCCAAAGCTTGTCGTTCACGCCGGGATCGTCGGACAAGAAAAACAGGCGTGTCTTTTCGGCGCTTTTGCGGCCTGACATCAACAAAGAACGGATAATCTCAATACCTGCCTTGACGCTGAAAGGCTTCTTTTCCCACTTGACCATGCGGAATCCGCGCTTGTCAAAAGTCTTGATCGAACCGGGGTAGGCGGGGTCAGCATAGACACGAGGATTATTGAACATCGACTTGATGTACTCAGAGTTGGCTGTCTGGTCGTCAAGTTCAAGTCCGGGCTGCGAGTAGCAGTCGAGTACGAAAACGTACTGGGCGTACGTCGCAATCGTCACGACAGCAAACGGGTGGGTAAACCCGAAGTCCATGCCCGTAAAGAAGCGGGCTCCTTTGCGCGTCAAAAGGGCGATCAGCGAGGTTTTGGTATAGCCAACCGCTTCGTCTTCTCCCAAAACCATCGCAGCCATCTGATTGGCCGTACGTTTGTGAAGATCTTCGCTCAGACGCGGATACACAAGGCCGCTGCTGTCAGGCTTGCGACACAAATACTCTGTCGTGATAAAATCGGGACTAGGCGCTTGCTGAAACTTTGAAACGGCGAACGAGATCGGCTTAAGCATGTCCGACTTCGAGGTCTGCTTGGTAGCGAGGCGACCTTTGCAGGCGGAGAAAATCCGGCAGTCCTTACATCCGGCGTACCCTTCTTGAGCGTACCAACCCTTCTGGTCACCGGGACTGAAGCCGTCGAAGGTTTCTTTGGTGATGTGACGAACTTGATCGTCGTTGATGTAATAGGTCGCCTTCGGGAGTTCTGGCTTGTGTCGTTCTGGTTCGCATGCGACGGTCAGGTCGATGAGATTCCAGTGCTTGAGCTTGAGCTTGGTACGATCGGCAGCGTCGATCTCCGTCTGCACGAGACCGGTACTCGACTTACGTGTCGAGGTCAAAAGAGTCAAAGGCAACATCCCGGCACGAGGGTCGGGGATGTTCTGCGCCTGATGGTACGCAGCAACGTTCTGCTTGGGCACAACGTCAACTTCGTCGACTACGAAGAACTCGACGTGGTCGGAGTTTGCACCGGCCATTGTACAAACGACGATCTTGAGGTAATTGTCTCGACGTTCGTACTCTTCTTGCTGCGAAAACGTGAGCGCAGAGAACTCTGCGTCGTTGAGGATATCGCCGGTCTTTTTGTGGATGAACCTGACAAGTTGGATTCCGCGGGAGTTGTCTCCGACGACGAAGTCTTTGAGAATCGGCCTGCGGAAGTAGTCCTTGATGTACGAAGCCGACTTTTTGGACTGAGCTTCGATTGCAGCCATGTGACCAATGTTGCGGGTCGTGTGCAACAGAGCCATAGTCTCAAGTACGGAGGCCGAGAGGGTCTTGAAACCGCCTCGGCACGCGTAGGTCATGACTCGCGAGCATTCCGCGAGGTCGTTTCTCAGAATGCGGTCGTAGTACTCCCATGCTGCATCGAGCGGGGTCGAATTGGATTCATCTTCACAGACGATGGCGTCCGGGAAGTCGATCTTGAGAAAATGACGAATCCAGAACTGAAAATGGCTTCGGGTCGTGCAGGGCGTGAACAGCAGCTTGCGGTTTTCTTGGAGGTTCATTGCTTCACCAAGAACTCCAGCATTTTTGCTGCTTCAGAGGGGGCCACTGGCCGGTCGACAGGTAGCTGTGGAGGCTTGACAAGTTCGGCGTCGACGACAACTTCCGGTTCAGTACTGAAGCTGGTAGCGCGCTGCGGTGCCGTGGGAGTCTCGCTCGTCAGTTCCCTCAAAATAGCACTCAGATCTTTGTACGTCTTGAAGGACATGTCCTTCAGGTCGCCAAGATCCTCGGGGTTGCCAGTCTGAAGGAAACGCTTGAACCGATCGCCGACGAGCTTGCGGTAGACCGCCATTCCGTCGGCGGCGAACTGGATGGATTCTAGAGTGGCTTTCTCGACGGTCTGGCGTACAGTCAGCATGAGATCGCCGATGTATTCGTCCCTCAGTCGGTCCCATTCGTGTTCGATTCGAGCCCGTACGATGAGACCGAGCCCGATCGAACCGTAGTTGGGGTTCAATCGCAGAATTTCTTCTGTGGAATAGCCCTGAAGGAAAAGCCCAAACAACTGAATCGCTGTTTGGGTAGAAAGGCGCTTATCGCTTGCGAGTTTTGCGAGCGCGTCCTTTTCCTTTTCGTTTAGCAGGCTTTCGGCCCTTGCTTGCTGTTCCGGTGTCATCTGACTGGATGTTACCACGTTCAACGGTCCATTTCGGACCTAGCACTTGACAAACCATCGCGGTCATCATCTCGTGGATTTTTTCGAGCGAGCGTTCGCGACCACGAGGGGCGGGTCCACCAGAATAGGTTACAACTTGGCGTTCTGTGTCAACTCCAAGGACAACCTTGGACTCCAAGATGAGCATCGCGTTGCGCTTGAGGGTCACGAGTTGGGCTTCGTAGATCTGTCCGGTCCAAACAGCGGCCTGACGAAGTGCTTCGAACTGACCTAGCCGGGGATCCGCGTTCTGGGTACCTCCTCTACGGGCAAAAGCCTCCAGCAAAGGCTTGACGTCAACTCCCTCTTTAGGTTCAGACATGGATTCTCTCCGCAACCATTTTGTGTAGCACGGTCAGGTCGGTTCCGTTGGGTGGAACAAAGTATTCCAAATGTTTAGCCAGAGCGGCATTGACACCCATTGACTCTTTGATCTGGTACTTCGCCGTCCGGGTCGGGAACGTTGCTACGTTCGCTCTCGAATTCCAGTGGGACTTCCGCCGATCGATGTAAGACTGAGAACCTCGGATGTTCACAAACAGTCTATACGGCTCTTGGAGCTTAGGAAGGGGGTCGTCTAGCCCTTCG